TTTTTCCTCTTCTTTCTTATCCCAACCCATAATTTTCATACCTTTAACTATTGCGTTAAAAGCCTCATCTTTAGTTAATTCCTTTTCCTTGGTCTTTCCAATAACCACACCACTTTCTACCCTTTCAAAACTAGAACCTAGTTCTTTTTTATATACACCCTCCATTACCTCTTCTGGTGTATCATCATCACCGAATAATCTTATATATTCAGAATCTTCATATAATTTAATTGTATCTAGTTTACTCATACCAACCATCCTTTTCTTAGTGCCTCTAGCCACATAACAACATAAACCAGACAACCTGTACTGGTAATGGCTAAAAGAAAATAAATTAAATATAACATGAACTTTAGTAATTTCATGTTCCCCACCCATCACATGAGTTGATAAATACTGCGTCTGGTGTACAAGTCAACCGCCTCTCTTCCATCATAGCCTCGAACTCACTACACCCTGCTAGTAAGGTTACTGCAATCTGTAACACTATTATCAATGCTAAAGTTTGCATACACCATCCTCACAATCATTATCACTCGTCGTAACCATATATTCCCCATTTCTATTAGACTTAAAAATAGTCGGAATTTTTTTAACTGTTGAAAAATGTTGTAATAAGTCTTGGAAATTTCTTTTCTGTGATCTCTCCATATAACTCTCATAGGATTCCTTATAATCCATTCCCCTGTCAGATGCCTTTTGGGCATAATCCTCTGATAAAAACTTACACATTTCCAATTTCTCTACAGTCATTCTATTCTCCTATTTCTGTCATTGCGAATATTATATTAGGTTTATCGCTATATCGCTTTCTAGCGTAAACTTCTACGACCTGTCGGTCATCCACAAAAAGAACCCCATTTAGGGAATCAAGTATTGCCTTTAGGTAATTATCTATATCGCACCCATTATCGCAATATTTTCTATTCTTTTCTTGCTTTTTTTTCTTAGTCCAAGATTTAGGTATTTTAACATTGAACTCTATATCTACACTAATCAATTTTTCAGAGGGTGTCGTGTCCATCTCACTTGTTAGTGCTTTCATTTCTTCTTTGAACTGGGTGTACTTCTTAGGGTAGTAAGTAGACCAACGAGAAACTCTTGGCCTAGATGCAGGGCAAGGATCTATGTCAAAATATATCCTCATAATATCCTATATACCCATTCTTATCGGTTTGACTTGCATAGAAACCACCTGTAATAAGATCTATGTTTTGGATTGCCGACTTCAAGAGTTTTCTCATTTCAAGATCCCTCTCGGTATCTTCCTCTCTTGCAATTTCCATAGCCTCTCTTAGAGTGTCATTAACATCCTCTAATTTCTCTTTATGATTTCTTGTAAACATTGTACATAGCCAAATGATAATCTTCGTTTCTAGGTAGTTTTATTTGATATTCCCCTCCAAAGAAATCATCAATATCTCTCAGGAATTCGACAAACTCAGCAACCTCTAAGTCCTTGGTCGATTCTATACTGAATTGATTTTTGATTAGGTTCTTGGTTTCTTCCTTGGATTCACCCATTTCCCCTGCAATTATATCTCGCCAAGTATGAAAAAGCCTGTTCTGAGCATCACTCCTCTTGGGCTTGTCTTTGGTGATTGATATTGTTGCTACTTCGCAATCAGGATTATTATTGAAAAAATCTGTAACTAAGGATCTAAATATTGCTTCTTTAGGTTGATTTTTATAAATAATTCTGTTTACTATCATTGCACCACAATCCTCTTTTTTTACTTTCCTTCTTCTTGTTGATAATTATTCTAGGACACCACAACACGCTATGTCTTACTGCGTGTTGCAGTTTGTTTCTAATGGGATGTGGTTTCTTATGACTCAGGTTCTTACAGTCCTAGCCACGATGCTATTATAAGCACCACAACTATTCCTACAAAAATAGACATACTACGATTTTTCTTAATCATTTGTATGAATTTTTCCATAACTAATTACTCCTAAATTAAAGTCAATCGGACAACTCTTTTCTTATATCGCTATCTAATAGACGATAAATTATAAGTGTTGCGATTAAACCAACTAAACCAGCAGAACCTAACTCATGAACTATGCCGATTATCGTGCCAATAACATTGCCACCCAAAAAAGGTACTGAATGACCGAATACAATCTGTAGCACGATTGCAAGTGAGATCAACTTAATACCTACATTTATAGATGCATCAGCACCTTTCATAATTTTATCTAACATATATTGCTCCTTTAAATTAAACAAAGATTAGGACACAACATGCCCACCATGCCCATGGTTTTGTGTGTTATGCCCTAATTTTTATTTTTAAAAACTATAGGGGGATTATACCCCTTTTTATCATTAACCTTTGAGTATTTATTACTGCTCTTAGCATTTCCAATTCAAGAAATTCTTGTTCATAAGGTGGGTTCACTTGTTTCCTCCCATCATATATATCATGGCAGTTTAAACATAAATACGCACCATGTATAGGATATGCCTTTAATCCCATTCCCCCATGATTCAGGTGTGCAAAAACCACAGTTTCTCTATCGGGCATACACCCCTCTAGCCTCATTTGGCAAGGATAATCCTTTGCTGATCTAGTGTACTTGTTCGCCCTTATCAGATAGTCCATATATATCAATCTCCATATCTTTAAATTTAGAATAATCCCCATGAAACTCACATTTCACAAAGCCGATTTGCCCCATTCTGTTCTTGGCAACTATCAATTCTGCCAACCCTCGGTCTGGGGTGTCCTGATGATAATAGTCATCTCGATATACAAACATGACAATATCAGCATCTTGTTCAATTTCTCCTGAAGAGCGTAAATCGCTCATATACGGCCTTTTATTCTCTCGGCTCTCTACCCCCCTACTCAACTGAGAAAGTAGGATTACGGGTATCTGAAGCTCCTTAGAGAGGTATTTTAACTCCCTTGTTATGTTTCCTAATTCAGAAATCTCTCGACCTTTATCATATCTCATAATTTGCAGATAATCAATCAGAATTACATCAACACTTCTCTCCACATTCATTTTTCTGGCTATTGAAGAAATATCTTTTACGCTTAATCCACCCTTATCAATAATAGTCATGCTTTTGTTACCTGCATGGGCAAGTTTTTCGTAGAAGAATTGTTCTTCATTTTCAGTTAATTGGTTTCTTTCAATCTTGTGTAGGGGTAAATTTGTTTCGCTTGATACAATTTTCAGCATTAACTGTACCTGACTCATCTCCAGAGAGAAGAAAAGTACATTCTTTGCACTACTTAGGTGATTTGCTATGTTTAGAGCAAGTGTAGATTTTCCCATTGATGGCCTACCTGCCACAACATTCAACGATCCCTGCCTAAATCCTGAAGTGAGAGCATCTAAAGACTCAAAACCACTCGATAAACCCGTACCATTAACGCTGACATCATCTATATAATCTATTGTCTTAGATACAATATTCCTCATAGAGTTTTCATCTTTATCCAGTAACTCGTTTTCCAACTTCTGAATTTCATCAACAGTTACCTGATAATTGTCATAATCAATATTAAACTTTAGTAACTCAATGTCGTTTTTAATTCTGCAAGTACGGATATGTTGTGCATAAACATCAATATTGCTTGTGCCAATACAATCTTCAGTCAAGAAAGCGAGATCCTTAAAATCTACTGCCCATGACCTACTCTTAGGTTGTTCCTGTAATTCAATATAATCTCTTGCAGTTATTACATCAACAGGTTTTTTTGCATCAATCAACTCTACAATGCAATTAAAGATATACCTTAATTTATCACTACTGAAATCATCTGATACCAAGCCAGTACCTAGAACACGATCCAAACAGGGATCTAAAAGCAGACCACCTACAACCGACCTTTCAGCATCTAAAGAATCATAAGTCTTTTTTAATTCCTTGTAGATAGTTTTTTTATTAGTTTTCATCAGAAGTCTATACGCCTATCGTCTGCCCAATGTTCAGTCTGTATTTCCCTGTCCGTTTGGGGTTGTTGAGAGAGCCAAAAAAAAGATTGTTTTCTATCATCATCAGGTTCTTCACCATTAAATTCTTCCCAAATATCCAAAGCATCATCACCATATTCATCTAAATAAGACCTTTTGTCCATTATTCCACTTATGGCATCTTCCTGTGCTTGGTGATGTATATTTCCCATTTTACTCACTTAACGCCTCCTTTAAGGTTTCAGTATATAACCAAACACCAAAATCATATCCCTCTTTGTAGAAGTGATTTCTACTAAGAGAAAAATCTTCGGTAGTGTAACCTCTTAATAATCCATCCGCTACACCCAGTCTAAATGTATGATTATTCATTTTTTTCATTAGTTATTTCGCCAATGGACATCTCTTTCTAAAACATTTATTTTCTCTTCTAATGTTTTTAGTAAGTCAGTTAATGTTTCTAATGAATTTACCATTCGCTGAGTTTGTATACTAAGTTTATTAATTTCTGCCCACAAGTCCAATTTATCTTGTTCTATATTCATTCTTTTACTACTAAGGTTTTTACTTCTTTGTTTATAACTAATTCATTTATTAACATACTTCCTATAAAATCTAGCATGTGTTCTGCCTGATCGGAATTTATAAAGGATTCACTCTCAACCTCCTCCTGTAAGTGTTCTATAACCTTTTCCAAGATAATCGCTTTAAGTTTTTGTAGTTCTATCATTGTAACTGCCATATCATTCTTCACCCTCATCATTGACTGATAGTTGTATTCCTGCACCATTTAAAACGGCAGAGAAATATTCAGTCGTATCACGAAGTTCATGGACTGTCTTATTCTTTGCATCAAAGAC